ATGGGAAATCTTCCTCAATATTATACTATGTTTGCTGTTTGGTATCCAAGAGTAACAGATAGCGGCTGGAGAACATGGTGGCGTGGTTCTAATGATCACCTACCAATGGTTAATAATGGATCAAAAGCTTTAGGTGTTTATTCAAATAGAAGTGGGGGTGGTTTTTATAGCACTGGTTATAATATCACTATTGATTGGCAAACAGTAATTGTGACTGGTGAAGGTGGTAGTGCGACAGATGCAAATGGAACATCTACTTTTTATATCAATGGATCAAGTGTTGGAACTGTAGGAAGAACAAAGTGTGGCACAACTGGTGATTCATTTGGTTGGTCTGGTCAAGCACCAGGATATTTTATGGAAATTGGTATATTAGGCAAAGTCTTAAATTCTACAGAAATTGCTGATCTTCACAGTAGACTTAATTCGCGGATGACAGGTGTTTCATCAGGTGCATCTTGGAATGATAGTGTATCTCAAACTTCTGTTAATGATGGAAATGATCCACAGACAATAAATCATTTATCTGAAAGAACATCTATTCCTGTCACAAAAAATCCTAGACAGCAAACTATACTTCCAAACAGTGTTCGTGCTAGGATCAATCCTACTGGCCAGGTGAACATTAGACTACAAGATACTGCTGCTGTACAACTCGCGGCTTCTGGCGGCGGAGGAGGTGGAGGAGGAGGTTCCGACTCTGCGGTAGCATCAACAATTAAACAGATTTGGTACTAAGATATGTCACTTAATAGAACACTCGCAGGACTCATTGATACAGCAGGAGATGTCAAGACAGCAAATCTTGATAACGTATCTGCAGGACTTACAGTTTATGCAACACTTGACGATCTTCCTACTACTGGATTAACTTCAGGTGATCAGGCGTATGTGTCTGCCACGAGTAGATTTTATATCTCAAATGGTTCTGGTTGGTATAACGTAGCACTCGTAAATGCCACGCCGAATCTTACTATCAGTCCGACAGGCCAAATTGAATTAAGTACAGAAGGAGCGACAACAACTATCACACTTACTGGTACTGATTCAGATTATCCAGATGCTAACTTAACATATTCTGTCGAGTCTGACGGTAGTTTTGCTGGTATGGCTTCAATTAGTCAAGACTCGAGTGTGTTTACAATCACACCACTAAGTGAAGATAGCGCAACCACTACTGAATCTACATTGACATTCAAGGCATCAGATGGGATTAGTTTCGGATCTGCTTCACGTTCAATCTCATTGTCTTTTACTACACAAAATTCAAGTAAGACAATGAGTTTAATAAAAGCAGATACTTCTTTTAATGATAATCAAATTGATGCTTCTACTAATTCTCACACTATTACTGAAAACGGTAACGTAACATCTACTGCATTTAGTCCTTATCATCCTGGTGGATATAGTACATATTTTGATGGTAGTGGTGATTATATTCAGGCTGCTTATAGTAGTGGTTTTGACCTTGATGCTGACTTTACTATTGAAGCATGGATTTACCCAACGGCCTTGTCTGGTAATCATTTAATAGTTGATACATATGAAGCTAATGTTGATGGTAGTTTTCAACTGTATTATAGAGGTACTTCTGGAAATTCACTAGCTTTTTATACAGAAGCCGACATGGTAATTTTACAAGACCCTAGTAGTTCTACGATCGCAGTTAACAATTGGTACCATGTAGCTGTAACTAGAAGTGGGACATCTTGTAAAATGTTTATAGATGGCACAGAGGTTGATTCAGTAACTAACTCTAGAGATTTAACCCATAGTAACAATATAGTTATTGGACGTCAAGATGCTACTGGAACAAACTATTGGAATGGTTATGTAAGAGATGTTAGAGTGGTAAAAGGAACTGCCTTATATACAACAACATTCACTCCACCGACAGCTCCACTAACAGCAATTTCAAATACACAACTTCTCACATGTCATCTTCCATATATTGCTGATGGATCTACTAATGATGCGACCATTACGATTAATGGTAATACAAAAACTAACCGAGTTGGGCCATATGATTATTTACCATATATAAGAGCACAACATGGCGGTTCCTTATACTGTGATGGTACAGGTGATGGATTTGAAATTGCAAGTGCTGCGGCAACTCAATTTGGTACAGATGAATGGACTATGGAAGGTTGGTTCTATCCTTATGATCAAGGTGCTACACAGGTTCTTTTATACGGATATGACGCGAATCATGCTGCAGGTCAATTAGAAGTTTATATAGGTACAAATGGAGCAAGGACATCACCTCAAATAAACGGTGATAATGGTGATTGGGCAACTTCAGCGACTTCTGTTGGTTCATCTGTAACTTGGCAATACGAGACTTGGAATCATATCGTTTGGTCTCGTAGCGGAAACAATCTTAGAATTTTTGTCAATGGTAAATCTGGAGCAAATCATGCCATCAGTGCTTCACAGGCATATGATCAAAAACGTAGTGAATCACAATTCTTAGACAAAGATGGAAGTAGTGAATTTAGAGGATATGTTTCTGACTTTAGAATTGTAAAAGGCGATGCAGTGTACACTTCTAATTTTACACCGCCAACATCTCCTTTAACTGCCATAACAGGCACAGAATTACTTACCTGTACAAATAGAAATGATATTGTGGATGCCGCTGAGGGAAGACAAATTATCAAATCGGGCAGTGATGCAAGTAATACACAAAGAAAATTCGCAACTGCAGGTGCAATATATTTTGATGGAACTTCTGGTTTAAAATATGATCCTGGTGTCGATAATCCATTATACAATTTTTCTACACATGATTGGACAATTGAATTTTGGTTTAGACCAAATAATGGTGCGGCGACTTATACGTTATTAAGTATGATTAAAAATAATAGTGGCAGTTTACATAATACACCACACATTTATATGTCATCAAGCAATTTGTATTATTACACAGATACTAATAATAGAATAATTGGAGGAACACCGGTATCTAATACTTGGCACCACCTTGCAGTAACTCGATCAGGAAATGTTCATAGAATGTTTCAAGATGGTACATCAGTGGGATCATGGACAAATGCATATACCTATGCACAAGGTAGACTAACATTAGGTAATTATTACCAAAGTTTAGACACTCTTAATCCTAGTAATATTTTTGCCGGATATATGCAAGATATTAGAATCACAAAAGGTTTAGCAAGATACACTGCTAATTTTACCCCACCTACTGCAGAATTTAGTGGTTAAGTTTAATTCAAAAAACATATAAATAGTCAAAAGATTTTTACATCGGAGACTATTTTATGGCAGTACCGAATTCAAGAACAACGCTTATAGATTATTGTAAGCGTAAACTGGGAGATCCAGTATTAGAAATCAATGTGGACGATTTTCAGATTGAAGATCGCATTGATGAAGCTCTGCAGTACTGGCAAGAATATCACTACGATGCCACGTTGCGCACGTTCCTAAAACATCAAATTACTGCAGCAGATAAAACCAACGAATATATTAGCATACCATCAAATGTCTTGTTTATTAATAAGATGTTTCCTGTGTCTTCTTCATTCGGTACATCTTTCAACTTCTTCGATATCAAATATCAGATGATGTTAAATGATATCGCTGATATGCAAAACTTTGCCGGTGATTTGGCATACTATGAACAGATGCAGCAATTCTTATCATTACTCGATATGAAATTAAACGGTCAACCACAAATCCAATGGTCGCGGCACGAAAATAAGCTTTATATTTATGGAGATTTCAATGATGATGATATACAAATTGGTGAATATATTGTATTAGATGTTTACCAAACAGTTGATGTTGCTACTGCCACATCAGTATGGAATGATTGGTGGTTAAAAGAATATGCGACTCAACTTATTAAACAACAGTGGGGAATGAACCTAATTAAGTTTGAAGGAGTACAACTACCTGGAGGAGTAACTTTCAACGGAAGACAGCTTTACGATGATGCTACCGCTGAGATCGAGAGACTCAAAGAAAGGTTGCATGAAGACTTCTCTTTCGGTGCACCGATGATGGTAGGTTGATATGGGTCGTAATTTCTACTTCTCCGAAAAAGTTCGAAGCGAAATGGACATGTATGAAGACCTCGTTATCGAGGCTCTTCAAATATATGGCCAAAACGTATACTATATTCCAAGAGATCTAGTAAATTACGATACAATCTTTGGTGCAGACGCCGAGTCTTCTTTTAATTCTTCTCATAAAATCGAGATGTATATTGAGAACGTCACTGGTTTTGAGGGTGAAGGAGACCTATTTACACGATTTGGTGTAGAAATCAGAGATGAAGCCACATTTATAGTATCACGTCGTAGATGGTTGAATCAAGTCAAGAGGCATGATAGCGATATTACAAGTGAACGGCCGGCCGAAGGCGATCTTATTTACTTAACATTGACTAATAAGATCTTTGAAATCATGCACGTTGAGCATGAACAACCTTTCTATCAAATAGAAGATATTCCAGTTTATAAGATGCGTTGTCAGTTGTTCGAATATAGTGGTGAAGACTTCGATCTTATCACTACAGATCTTGATGCAGTTGAAAGAAAGTACGCATATACACATGAATTAACACTTAAAGCACCACGTAAAGCGGTAGCTACAGCGAGTATTACGTAATGGGAAGAGTTAGAAGTTTATCGTTAGTAGATTCAGGTAGATATTACTCTACCAATCCTACTGTCATAGTTGGACCACCGAATATTCCATCACAGTATGTAGGTAAGATCGATAGTGGATTTGCCAAGTTTGGTATCGGATCACTCGAACATGATTCTACTGATGTGTCAATTGCTGGTCGTTTTCAGGGTGATAATGATTCTGACTTTGTGATGCAATCTTTTTGGTTTTATTTAGATTCATTAAAATCATGCACATTAACTTGGAGCGAAAATTTTAGAACATATGTTAACGGAAGTAATAACTTTGCTATTACTTATAGGGTGAATGCACAAGATCGTGATTCGAATCAAACTGATAATGTTCAAGTCCGCTCGATTAATGTACCTGTGACTGCACAGACTTGGCATTTTGCAAAGGTGGAAACATTTAATAATAACTTACGGCTTGGTTTAGATAGTAATCATACAGCTACCATTACTATGGGTTCAGATTTTTATAATGATTTAGATCAAATTAGGATTGGTCGAGATGCTAATAACACGAGTCCAATACACAGACATAACGTTAACGGTAATTATGTCTACGATTCAGATTTGTTTATATCATTCAAAGGACACATTGATCAGTTTGCATTAACGATTGACAGTACTAAAACCGCATTTGATTCTGCTTTCTCACTATGGGTACCGAGTTCTGATAGTAATGACAGATATGAGAATAAAGTACCACTCATAGAAGAAAATTTTAACTATAAGAGAGCTACAGCACGTGCTACTATCGACTCATCGAATGGTGGAGTCAATGCATTATTCATTACAGATTCTGGATACGGATACGATTCTGCACCTACAGTCCGATTTGTGGGTGGTAATAATATAATCGATAGTGATTATGATATTGGTGATAATGTAAGACAAGCATTAAGCAGTACAACTATGCGTGGTGAGGTTGCACGTTATCAACTTGATTCTGATGCAGATTCGAACAGACATTTATATCTCATACATTGTGGAGCTGATGATGGCAAATACAGAGAATTTATATCTGATGTAGCTATAATAAATACCACAAATAATAGCGTAAGCGGATTAACAGTAAAGTCGGTGAATGAGATCAATAAACTATCAAATAATGAACAGAATACAGACTTTAGTTCAATATCTGATGACTTCTTAGATTTCTCTGAAGATAATCCTTTCGGCGATCCGGAGAATAACTGATGTTTGGAACTTATTACTATCATGAAAAAACACGGAAGGCTGTCGCCATATTTGGTAGACTGTTTAATAACCTATACGTGATACGTAAAAATGCATCAGGTGCTGTTATTAGTCAGATTAAATTGCCTTTATCATATGCACCAAAAAGCAGGTATATTGATAGATTAAGAGAAAACCCAGATCTTGCTACAGACGAAGATGTGGCGATTAAATTACCTCGAGCTTCGTTTGAGATTAGTAATATAGCATATGATACTACTCGACAATTGTCGAAACTCAGTAACTTCTCGAAACCAGGACCAAGTAATCTTATTACTAAACGTACTAAGATGTATTCACCTGTACCGTACAATTTAGGGTTTACTTTAAACATCTATGCTAAATCACATGATGATGCGTTGCAGGTTGTCGAGCAGATACTACCAACATTTAACCCGCAGTACACTGTAACAATCAAACCATTTGCTGATAAATATCCAAATTTTGTTGAGGATATACCAGTAATTATTCAAAATGTGTCATTTGCAGATGACTTTGATGGCTCTTTACAATCGCGTAGAACCATCATATATACTTTAGAATTTGAAATGAAAATATCTTATTATGGTCCATTAGAAGCAGAAGGAGCAATCATCAGAGAAGTTAACGCTGATCTTTTCTTTAATACTGCTGACTTAACTGATTCTGATAAACGAGTAGAAAGATTAAGTGTAACACCAGATCCATTAAATGTCAACCCAGACAGTGATTATGGCTTTAACACGACTATCACATAGGAGAAATAAATGACTATTACTTTAAGGTCAACTAAGGGTAGTGAGTTAACACATGCGGAATTGGATGGTAACTTCACTGACTTAGATACCAGAATACAACAGATTGATGTTTTTGATTCTAATAATGCACAAGGTTTAATCAACGCAACAGTTGCAAACTATGCAACATTATCAGGATTGAATAACTTAACAAATAGTGTAGCTACTAATACATCTGATATTAGTCAAATTCATACTAGCACATTGCCTAACTATATTACTATTAACGCTTTGAAGAATGTAGTTGCCGCAAGTGCCGACTTTGCAGATTTTCAAGTGAGGATAGCAGCGCTATAAGATCATGAGTGATTCGTCAGATAATGTAAAAAATGACTATGAATATTCTCGACAAACATACTATGATTTAGTCGAGAAGGGTAAAGATGCACTTGATATGATGATCGAGGTCGCTCGTGAATCCGAACATCCTAGAGCATACGAAGTTTTAGCTGGTCTCATAAAAAATACTTCAGATGTCAATGATAAGTTGATGGATCTGAATAAAAAACAACACGATCTATTGAAGAAAGCAGAAGAAGAAAGTAATCAACCGCAAATCGGTCAACAAACAAATAACGTGTTTCTTGGTTCAACGGCTGATATACAGAGACTTTTGCAGAATGGAGATGATATAATCGATGTCACACCAGAACGAGACGTATCTCGGAAATCCTAATGTAAAAAGAGATGGTGTTCAACAGGCTTGGACACCTGAACTATTGAAAGAATATAAGAGGTGTATGGATGATCCAATCTATTTCGCTAAAAGCTATTGCAAGGTTATTTCACTCGATAAAGGACTTGTTCCATTCGAACTATATCCATATCAAGAAAAGATGTTTGACCATTTCAATGACAATCGCTTCTCGGTTGTCTTGGCTTGTAGACAATCTGGTAAATCTATATCTGCTTGTGCTTACTTACTTTGGTACGCTCTTTTCCATACTGAAAAGACGATTGCGGTGCTTGCGAATAAGGGTGCTACGGCGAGAGAAATGCTTGGGCGTATCACACTTATGCTCGAGAATATACCATTCTTTTTGCAACCTGGATCCAAAGCGCTCAATAAAGGCTCTTTGGAGTTCAGTAATAATTCCCGTATTGTCGCTGCTGCTACTTCCGGTAGCTCTATTCGTGGCATGTCTGTTAACTTACTTTATCTTGATGAGTTTGCTTTTGTTGAGCGTGCTGCAGAGTTTTATACTTCGACATACCCGGTTGTCTCCGCTGGTAGAGACACTAAAGTC